TCTTTTGATTTAAAAAGTGTTGTTTATGGATCCGCCTACTCCTCCTGCAGGACCATTTGCTATCTATAAGCAACACTTTTTAAATCAAAAGACAACAGGCAAGCGTTCATACGTTTGCTTGGAAAAGAGTTGTCCACTGTGCGTTCGTTTGCAGAACAAAGCAGAGGACAAGAAGGCGTTTACTGTAATTAATTACAGTGCTGAAGGCGGCCCACAGCGACAGATTCTTGTTGCTAGCGTCAAGTTGTACAAGCAGCTTGCCGGCATTCAGCATTCAACTTCTGGCCCTCTTATCAATAAGTACTGGTCTGTTACCCGTACAGGTAAGCAACAGACTACTAACTACATTATTACCCCAATCAAACCTCGCGACCTTCTTGAAGATGCTCCACATCTTGGTCTTGACGAGGCAGCTGCGGAAGAAGTTTTCCACCAGTTCCAAGCTTATGATCGTTCCGCTATTAAAGAATCAACTTGGGACGAACTAGAGGCAGTTGCTCTATCCCTGATGTAGCAAGTTTGAAGAGGCTAGGTTCAGGAGTGCGCCTAGCCTCTTCATTTTAATTGGGAGACAAATGGAACATATAATTACAACGATAGAACAACTTAACGCAATGGTTGAGCATTACATGAAACAAGACGCATTTGCTTTTGACGTTGAAACTGTTGGCGATCGCAGAGGCGTGCCAGCTGTTAACGAAGTACTTTGGATTAGCTTTGCCACACACAATCGCGGTGACGTTATTCCGTTAGGGCACCCTCATGGAGAGTTTATTAGTGAGGCTTTCCCATTGACCGGGCAAGGAGAAAAGCGTGTGCTTGCTGGTTTACAGGCAAGAGATTCTGATTACTCTAAAGATAAAAAGAAAGCACTTAAATCTTTTGGCCCAGCACCAGATCAGTTAAACCCTGCCGAAGTGTTTAAAGCGTTAGCCCCTCTATTTTTTAATGACAAGATTCTAACTATTGGCCACAACTTAGGTTTTGATTTAAGTTCTGTTGCCAAGTATTACAAAGGGCAGATTCCAAGTGGCCCTTACTTTGACACTCTTATGGGTTCTTTTCTTTACGACAACAAAAATAAAAACAAGGTTGGTCTTGATGATTGCTTAGATCGCGAGTTTGGCTACAAGATGAAAAAAGGTATTGGCCACATGGTTGAGATTTATTCATTTGATGAAGTAGCTAAGTACGCATATTTAGATGCCAAGTACACGTTTCTTTTGTGGAAAGCAATTAAACCTAAGATTGTTCAAGCAGAGGTTGATTATGTTATGAGCGTTGAAATGGACGTGTTAAAAGTGTTATGCGACATGAAGCTTACTGGCGCACCTATTGACATGGAGCAGTTACAGATTTTGTATGACAAGTTAAACATTGAGATTGAAGAAGTTAAATCCGAAATTTATAAGATTGGCGGCATCTTTAATATTAACTCAAACTCCGATAAGCAATACTTGTTGTATGGCCCAAAGGAGGAGGGCTGCCGCGGGTTGAAGCCTATGATTCTTACAGGTAAAGGCGAAAAGAACGAAGGCGCATTAAACTATAAAGACTACTCAGTTTCAGCTGAGGCGCTAGAGCCTTTCCGTGAAAAGGACGAGTTAGTAGGAACTATTCTTAAATACTCTGACTTAAACAAATTGCTTAGCACCTACGTTATTCCATACCTAGGCGGGGAAGTAACTAAGACTACAAACGGAAAGACTAAGACAGAGACCAAGGACAGCTTGCTAGTCAATGGTCGAATCTACGCAGATTTTATTCAATGGGGCGCAGAAACCGGTCGTTTCTCTAGCCGTAACCCTAATTTACAGAACATCCCAAACCCTTCGGTAAGCGAAAATGGTCGCGCTATCCGTAATTTATTTAAAGCACCTGCTGGGTACAAGCTAGTGGTGGCTGACTATTCACAGATTGAGCCACGCGTTATTGCTGCCATGTCACAAGATCCAATTATGTTAGACAACTATCTAACGGGCGGGGATATCTATACAACTGTAGGAAACACTATGGGGGTAGACCGTAAAGCTGGCAAGGTGTTGGTACTGGCTATGGCCTACGGCGTTGGCCCGGACAAGATAGCTAAGAGCATCGGGTGTACCGTTACAGAGGCTAGAAAGCTTCTCACAGACTTTGGGGCTAAGTTTCCAGCGGTCAATGAGTACCGCCAGTTAGTCATTGGTGTAGCCCGCAATCTAGGGTATGTGACCACAATTCTTAAGCGCCGCCGATACCTACCAGATATTAACTCTAAAGTGGTTTCGTTTCGAGCAAGCTCAGAGCGACAAGCTTTCAACACGCGGATCCAAGGGTCTGCTGCGGATATTATTAAACTGGCTATGGTCAGAGCGCATGAGCGTTTGCCAAAAGAGGCTAAACTAATCCTTACAGTTCACGACGAACTGGTAGCTCTGACTCCTGATAATCTGGTGGATGAGGCTAAAGAAGCGATTAGAGATGCAATGGAAGGTTTAATTCTATTGCCAATACCTTTAATTGCCGATATCTCTGTAGTTGAAAGGTGGGGTGATGCTAAGTGAGTTGGTTTTCTGAGTTCTTTAAAAAGCAAGATGACTTTGAAGTAGAGTATAAAGATATACCCGCTAGCACTTTGCTACGTTGGTATATTTATGACACCTCACTTGCGGATGAAAACGGTACAGCGGAGTTTATGGGGTTAAGCAGGGTTAGCCAAGAAGGCGATGAGAAAGAACGCGAAGATAGCGATCGTCGTTTAATTGACTCTAAGTTTTTATTTCCATACATTGACTACATCTCTAGTATTAGCTCAGACGTGGTAACTTCTGTGCAGTTAAGAGATTTAGCAGACAGCACGGATCAAGCAACAAAAGCTTTATCTGAAGAGTTAGCTGTAGATTTAGAAGTAATGCGAAAAGTGTACAAAGCTGTAGCCGCATCTACATTGTTGGGCGCGTTTTCAATAGCTTTACATGTAGGTTTGATTGATGCTGGAACCGTAGTACTATCTGAAACTGACGAAGGAGATATTTATGAGTAGCAATTGGTGGGCAAATAAACTAGGAACACCCGCACCGGCAGTTGCGCCTCAACAACCGCAACCAGTGCTACAACAACAGCTTCAGTACCAGCAACCGCAGGCACAGTATCCGCCTTCACAACAGCTGCAGTTGCCGGCACGTTGCCCAGGTTGCGGTAGTGGAAACTACGGCGGTACAGCTGAGAGCAGAGCTCGTTGTTATGACTGCGGTTACCCTATACAACAATCAGGTAGTGGAGTAGGCACCGGTATTGTTGGTCAAGGTGGTCAGGCATCCGGGCCCGCAACTCCAGCTACACAAGTAGCAGTTGGCGGCTTTAACCCAACAACAATCATTGGACACATTTAATGAATATTACAGGCGAACTAGCAAAAGTATTTAGCGACATTAACAAGAAGTATGGATCTGACACTATTGTTTTAGGATCAGACATTAGAGAAGATTTATTAGATCGTTTGACTACTGGCTCATTAGCTATTGACATGGCTCTAGGCGGCGGGTGGCCGATTAACCAATGGCATGAGATCATTGGGGAAGCTAGTAATGGTAAGACGGCACTTGCGCTAAAGACTATTGCTGCTAATCAAAAGCGAGATCCAGAATTTACCACTGTCTGGGTTGCCGCTGAGCAGTGGGTACCTAAGTACGCAGAGATGTGCGGGGTTGACACCTCAAAGATTTATGTAATTTCTACCAATTTAATGGAGGAAGCTTATGAAGCGGTTATTCGCATCGCTGAAAGCAAGGCTGTTGATTGCATTGTTGTTGACTCCCTTCCTGCTCTGGTTCCTGGCGCAGAAAATGATAAAGACATGGGAGAATTTACAGTGGGAAGAGGAGCTCTACTAACCAATACGTTTTTCCGTAAGGTTGGAATGGCTTCAAAGCGCAGCTTAACTGAGCATGAGCGCCCTTTTATTGGGTTAATGATTAACCAATGGCGTTCAAAGATTGGCGTTATGTACGGGGATCCTCGTACGACCCCGGGCGGTTTGGGCAAGGACTACGCGTTCTTTACCCGCATTGAAGTTAAACGCGATGAATGGATTGAAGAAGGAACTGGCCAAGAGAAAAGAAAGATCGGGCAGTCAATTAAAGTTAGAGTAATGAAGAACAAGTCAGCTCCCCCATCACAAGTAGCCGTTGTTGATTTTTACTTTTCTGATGGGAAGGCCGCTAAAGCTGGAGAGTTTGACTTTGCCAAAGAGATATTGTCTATCGGCATTCTGAATAAAGTCATCACACGTGCAGGTGCCTATTATCGTTATGCCGATAGACAATGGCAAGGATCCGATGCTATGCTTAGCACTATTCGGGAAGAGTTAGACTTGAAAGAAGCCCTTGAACGTGAAGTACTGGATTCCATTAAAGCGGGATCTAAGTTCGTTTATGAAGAGT